CTCCTGTCTGCAAGGCTAATGTTACCCCAATCGCAGAATAACACATTTATATAAAAAAGAAAGAGGCGATCCAAAGACCGCCTCAATCAATCCAAACAGAGAGAGGTTTGGGATGTTATGCTGCGCCTTCAGATCCGAAAAGACCGCGCCAGTCAGTAAAGCCAAAGCTGTAACGCTCGCGTACTTTATAACGCACGTTGCCAGTTTCGAAGTCACCTTCCATCCCTTTTTTCATTGGGGAACGCTGGAACATTTTAAGTCCATCAGGAACATCAGTGGTCACAAAGAACGCATCGCTGTCTGTCAGACGGCGCATCACATGATATCCTCTTGGCAGATAACCACCAGATTTGATAGCGTTGATGTCGTTGTCAGCAGTTGCTGTGCGTAACTGTGATTCTAGCAGACGTTCTGCAACAAAGGTATATGCTGTTGGTACAACAAGCATTTGGCCTTGTGCCGCAACCCGAAGACCACGATCATCTTTCATATCCGAAATTTGGATAAGAATGGATTCAAGTGATGTTTCGGAAAGGTCAGCAGCAGTCGCAAGTGTGTTTGACTGATTGCCGTTCTGCGTTGGGTGAGCTGTACTCAAAAGAGACACACCATCACCGCCAGCATGTACACCAGCAGAAGTTGAGTTATTCAAAATATTTGCAGCCTTGATCTCCTTAGTAGAAGACATAGAACGTGCAAGTGCTTTTGTATAACGCGAAGCAATTGAGCCATATTGACCGTCTTCTTCAGCTTCCTCAGTAATTGAGAACGCCAAAGCAATTGTTTCGTGCTGATAACGCGCAGTCCACTGTTGAGAAGCCGCATCGTAACTGATTGCTGCGCCTTCATTTTTGGTTGGAGCTGATCCAAAACCAGATAAAAGAACGTCTTCTTCAAATGCCTTCTGAGAAGTATTTGATTCGAAGACCGCCTCATATTCGGATGGATAGCTGTCATATTCGAGTCCAAAAAGAGTATTTAGACCCGGCTCAAGCATTTTTGCAAATGATGCTCTATTCATTGCCATTGTTCATACCCTCCTTAAATACCAGCAGTGTCTTTCAGGACATGCTCGTTGACAAGCACTTCCATGATTGCATTAGCACCAAACGCATTGTCTGGTGTCTCGTGCAGAGCAAGTATCTTACATTGCGCTGTACCAGCAGCCATAGTTCCTGAAATTTCAAAACCAGAACGACCAGTTAGTGTGGATCCTGCACCAGCAACAATATCAGCGCAATTGCCGATATTTGTCTGTGCAGTAGTTCCAGCAGACTGGACTTTAAACACAGTATATGGATCATCATATACATATGCGATGATGTCTGTAGCAACTGTACCCGAAGGCCAGTATTCACTATAGACGTAAGAACCGTCACTAGCGGTGTATGAAACCCCACCAAAAACACCAATCTGATTCGTTTCAGTAGCACCTGCTGGAGTTAGAACGCCATCCGCTGTTAGGATGACCATATCTCCAGAGAAGATGTTTTCTGCAAGACCAGAAGTAATGGTGTATTTGTTTGTGCGAGGTGCATTACCGCTCATGTGACGAACTGGCACAAAGCCAAAGGCTGCATCTACATTAGCCATTTATTCGCTCCTTTATAGCGTTAAATTTAATCACTCGCGGCAGAAAGAGATCTACCACGACTTACCTCAGAATGCCTATCCTGTTGGATCTGCAATCCATTACGCCGTCCAATCGCATCAAGTTCACCGACAACTGCTTCGTTTTGCTCTTGGCTTTTTCCTGAATAATAAGCTTTCATTTGCATGTGCTTTTCTTCAGGCATTTCGCATAGGAGCATTCCTTCAATGCCGATAGATCCTTCCCACTGGCCATGATTAATAGTCGGAAACAACTTATTTTTCACAGTGTCAGCAGAGCGAGGTTCCCATCCTTCGCGCATACGTTTATACACGTTGTCTGGGGTGTCTTTACCCTGAATCGAGGTAGCTACCCACCTTTGGACATAGCCGGGACGAGCTTCTGGCGCGTCCAAAAGTGCTGGTGGTTTCCATGCCGTTTCACGACGAGTTTCCTCATCACGGATGGAAGAACGAGTTTGGTTTGCACGAACATTTCTTTTCTCAGACATTATTGGCTCCTTTGCTGACGCCGAATTTCGGCTTCATATTTTTTAAGACTCTTTTCATCATTGATGCCAAGTTCTCTCGCCATCCTAAGTTGCTCTTGCGTCATCCGCACTCTATTGCCCTTGTATGTGGAAGAACCGCCTGTAGTGGGGGCGACTGGTGGTCTACTTTTTGTTCTTGCCTTACTTGGACTTGATCCTGAAGATAACTCAGGAAATAATTTTTGTAAACGACTGTTTAAAATTTCATAATATTCGTTAGAATTTTTGTCATAACCTTCTAAATCAAGTTGGACATCAATCGAACGAGCAGCAGCCGTTTCTCTTTCAAACCCTGCTGCATTAAACCAGTTATTTGCTTGCCACCACTGCATTGCTTTGGGTGGCGCTGGATTTTGTGCAGCTTGTTGTGCGCGGCCTACCGTTGGAGATGCTGCTGCACGTTGCTGGGATTGTGTGCGTTGCAGTTCAGCAATACGCATAGCCGCTCTCATGTCGGCTAATTGTTCCTGATATGCTACTTGCGCTTTCGTGTCACCTTCTTCCACGGCTTGCTCAAGAGCTGCCCTAGTTTCTGAGTAACGCTGATTAAACGCTTGTTCAGCCGATTTTTGAGATCCTTGCTCCAGTCTTTCAAGTCTTTTCTGAAGCTGCGTATTTTGCTCTTGAATTTGACTAGCTTGGACTTCAGCATCTCTACGTTGTTGAACAAGCTTTTGAATGCGCTTTTGAACTTTAGGTCCATAATCATCACTTTCTTCTTTTGTTTCTGCTTGTTTTTCTTCAGCTACGTCTTTTGCTTCTTCCTTTGCTTCTTGCACTGGATTATCGTTTGTGATTTCGATCTGAAAATCTTCAGGCTCACCTTTAGCTTTTTTAATTTCAGATTCAATTTCTTCTAAAATTTCTTTTTCTGCCATAATACTACCCTAAATACGCTGCAACTTCTACACCATCTGGTAGTATAGAAGTTATTTCATCATCATTTAAAAGAAGAAACTTTACGCCTTTTACAACAATCTTTTGACCAGCATATTTGCCATAGGTCACACGATCACCAATCTTTGGTAAAATTTCTGATTTCCACTTTGAGCCTGTGTCTCTGTCACGATACGCAAGCTCACCCATAGCGCATACTGTGCCATGAGCTGTAAGATATTCTTCATTATCTTTTGATGAATCTGGCAGTAATATACCGCCTGCTGTTTTCATTTTTACCTGATTAGGCTGAACCAAAACTTTCCAATTTAGGGGAATTGGAATTTGATGAGAACCAATTGTTGCACTGGTTTCTTCATCTGTAAATATTCTATCATGCTGATGAGACATGTCATACATCCTCCTCATTAAGAGTTTTTAAAGTTTCGTGGATAACCTCAGAGGCTTGCATTAAGCCTTCTGCGATCCCTACGTTTTTATGATATGCATTGAAGTCGGCCATCCGACCATCAACCATACCTTCAGCTATTTCTAACCGCCGTTTCTCCAGATTTTTTCTGATCTTCTGGAGCAGATCGCCTGTTGTCATCTTTTACTCCTCCTGACATTGACACGCCAGTCACAAGCACTTCGACAACTTCAGAGTTTTTTTGTTCTGGCATTAGTATTTTTTACCTTTCTTCATTACCTTCTTCTTTTTCTTTACATTCTTTTTGACAGATTTCATAGGTTTCTTTTTGCCATACTTCATATTTTGTCCTCCTTTAGACATTAGTTTACCAAAACTTGCTCTGTTCATCGCCCCATGACCTTACTAGCCATATTTCCAATAAATCTGATAACAGGTGGAGCTGCTTTCATTGCGCCCATCATAGTCGCTGTGATAACGCCAGAGCCAACTGCCATTGGTGCAATTTCTTCTTTGCCTGTCTCTATTCGATCTTCTGCGCTTTCACCTTCTCCAGTGCCACTTACAAATCCACCAAAAGCTCCAGTTCCAGTTCCAAATGCAACATTTGGCAAAAATTTACCGCCAACCATTCTAGTTACTGCCATTGGTGCGCCAACTGAAATTGTTGGCAACATGCCTAAACCACTAGATGTTGTGTATTCTGCTGGATAGTTTTCTTTAAAAGCAGCTTGCTCTTGGTTGATTTCGCTATCGATTTCTTGGAAAGTTTTATCGCTAAATGGCGCTCTTAGACCAGCTTCGATTTCACCACCCACGCCAACAATTGTTGCGCTGTCTAGCATAGTGCGACCCATACCTTTTAGAACTTCTGGATCTTGGCCAGTCATGTCGTACATGGGTGGCGAAGACATTTTGTAATATGTTTCCCAAAAGCCAGCCACTATACTTGACCTCCTGACAGCTCACGCGCCAAAACTTTTAGCGTATCAGCAAAGCCTTTATCCAGCTCTTTAGCCGCCATAGCAAATTTCTTAGGAGATATTTCGTTAGACTTCAGACCACGCCGCTCCAAAAAGCTTTTAGCTGCTCTAATTTCTGCTTGCGCTACGCGCTTAACTGCCGCTCTCGCCATCATTATCTCCTACGCCTTGCAACGCACCATACCCCAGTGTACCAGCCAAAGGCACAGAAAACAAATTTTCATTCATTCCACGCATTACGCCTTCTCTATAAGTATCTTTATTTGCTCCGAAATCTTGATAAGTCGATACAGGCAAATTGTTTTCTCTAAATATTTGCATTAATTGTGGATTTTCAGTAACTTCTTGTGGAACAAGCGCCACATCAAAATCACTTAGGCTTATTGCTGCATTAGGTTTTGCTTCGAAATACTTTGTCGGAGCAGTTTGCATAATTTCGCCAAGACGGTTTACTGCATCTCTGAGTGCAGGAATATCGTCCATAGATACAAAACCTTCAGATACAGCCGCTGTACGAGCAATGTCTGCATCGTTACGACCAAGAGCAAGCAACAGCTCATTAGCTGTTTCCATTCCCATCATGCGCGTTATCGGCTCTTGAGTTGTAATAAACTCGCCGTCTTCATTTCTAGATCTGCGCGTTCTAATTTCTGTTTTTGTAAATTTTTCTGTAAGATCATCAAGCAAAGACATTTTTACATTGTGAAATTGACTGAATAAATCTTCAAGAGGGTTTGATACATAACTTGGGTTTGGATTGTCTCTTTCCTCAACATAAATTTGACCTCTAGCATCTTTGACTTCATCAATACTTTGAAATGGTCGTGACGTTGCTGCTCTAAATGCCCCTGCATAGTTTTGTGCATGAGCTTCTGATGCTGGCATATACATCGGTCCGTATTTGCCTTCACGCATATCTTTTAAAACTGTTGAAATTGTCTCTGGTCTATCTGGCCTGTGACTTCCATCAGAATAGTATGGATCTATTGGGGGCAACATACGTTTTACTTCTGCATATTCTGAAATGCCATCATACTGATTAAGAAAAGACATGTTATCTCTATCAGATCCAAGTTTTCTACTTGCTTCACCAAATAATTCTCCAAAGTTATTAAAGTCTTTTGGATTAACCAAACCATTGGCTATTGCAGCATTTACTATTTTTAAATCTAAATCAGCGTCTTCTGGTGATCCTGATAATAAATATTTGCCAGCATCATCCATGTGGCTAAAATTAACATCAGCTTTCATACGTTCTATAAATTGTTTTTCATTTGCTATTTTTGATTTACCTTTAGGCTGTCTGCCTGTGTAAGCATCTGTCGGATAGATGTTCATGTTTGGATCTAATTTATTAGGATCCATAATTAGACTAATCTCGCCAAACTTTTGTAAGTTAGCTGGATCTGAAATAGCAATCGATGGGCTGGGAATACCGCCAATTTCATTTGCAACTAATATACCTTCAACACTTGTATTATGAGCCGCCATTAAAGGTGCATTGTCTATTGTTGGCTCTGGAACAGATGGCATAGTTCTAATTTGTGTTTGCAACTCTTTAATTTCACCAGCAGTTGATTTTCCAAACGCATCACTAATGGCAGAAAACATTCCTTTACTGGTGTCTATAATTCTTTCACCAAGCTGACTGATTGCACCTTTTACTGGGTTTGCCATCTTACCACGCCTTACATGACCAGTATCTGGCTTTAGTCTTCGGGCCGGGATTATCGCAGTTATGACGCGATCTAAAGTTTTTACGATTGCCTTTTTGGTTTTTTTTGATCCGCATATTAGGATCGCCAAAAGTCACGCGCTTTACCTTGTCGCCGTCTTTCACATAAACCACAGACTTCTTTTTACCATAGGATGTTTCGCCTTTGGCAATGCGTCTGGGCTTGTTTAGCGAAACCTTTTTGCCTTTATAGGTTGCCATTACTTTTTCTTTTTCTTTTGCTTTTTCATTTTTTTGAAATCAGCGCCAGTAATTTTGTTTCTAGGCTTGGCTTTGCTTGCAATCTTTTTTTGAGCTGGACTTAGTTTCTTCATTTTTTATGCACTTTCTGAATTTCAAAAGATGCTTTTTTACTGCCACCTTTGTGGGGTTTGTAACCGCCAGTTGGGTTTTTCATTAATTTAAAGCCTTTGCCAGCTTTCATCCAATGGTAGCCTTTTGGGGCTTCAACTGATTTTTTCGCCATTACTTTCTCCTTTTGTTTACATAAACTTTTTTAGATGATGTTTTACGCTTTGCAGCAGCCTTTGCACCTTTTGACTTACACTGTGCCATTGTCGGCCTGCAATACGGATAGCCTCTTTTAGTTGATGTTCTATCCTTACGTCCACATGGTTTGCCTGTCTTGCAGTCAACCCATCCCTTGCCTTTGTTTTGGCCAAACCATTTTTTTAGACCGCCACTAGTGCTACTTTTTCTTTTTTTTGGCACTTTTCTTACCCCAATTAGCAGCTCCAACTTTTCGGCACTTTACCAAAGCACCAGATCCATAAGCTGATGGCCACGTTCCACCATTGCGTGTGTAACGTGCTTTTACTTTTCTATAACATGCATCTCGCTTTGGTTTTTTCTTTGCTGCCATTAGATGCTCCGCTTGTATATGTAGTTAAAACGCATTATATTAGTTTTTTCTAAGAAAGGAATAAAATTATGGATGATTCTGTCCAACAGCTTAAAAACGACCTTGATGAAGGTGACTTTGATCGGCATATTTTTAGACAAAGTATTCATTCCTCTATTTGGGAACTGGTGCAACAAATAAAGCTAACCCCTGAAGAAGAGGGTTTAACACCAGAACAAGAAAAAAAATTATATGACATTGATCGTAACCTATGTTCAAACTTGCGTATCAACATCAAAGAGTTTCCAAGCCCAGATTACTAAACTTATCTGTTATATGGATAGCCACGCCTAGTGTTATCGGTTTGGTATAAATACTCTTGAATGATGTCATCTATTTCTTTTGTCGCTGGTTGATTGGCTTGCCGCAATTCCATCGATCTAATAGTTGTAGCTTCAGGCGGTACAACGCCATCAATAATTCTATCGTTGTAAAAATCACGAAAGAATAAACCTGTTGGAACATCTCTAAAATTTCCGCTTTCATCTGCCATTCTATATACAGGCGTACCTTCAACACGCTGCAATCCTGCTGGGTATGTTGTGTGGTTAGACACAGGGTTGATAGGTGCGTTGTAATCAATCTGAGCAATCATTCTGCCTGCTGCATCTCCAGACCCCATGCCAAGCATATCTGGCGTTGAAATAGCTGCTCTTACTGAAGCTTGATCAGGAAAGCCTAATTTCATGCTTCTTGGTTTTGCCATTTCTTCTGAGAATGCTTTTCTTGCTTCTCCACGGTTTGGCGCAAACAAATATTCTCTAGCTTTTTCTAGGTCAGACGCTTCCATTTTACCTAAACCCGGCCAGTCAGGTATTCTTTCTCTTAATTTTTCATCAAATTGCTTTGCAGCTTTTTTTGTAATTTTCATGTTTGGAATCATGTTTAAAGTAACATCTGAAACCATCGTAGAAAAGTTTACGTTGTCTCCTGCTGCGTTAAAAAAAGTTCCATAAACTGGAACACCTTCTTCCAAAATTTCACCTGTCTTTGGATCTTTTACTTGACCAGATAATACTTCTGCTTTTTTTCGTTGTTTTTCTAGTATTGAAGAATCGCTGCCCCAAAACCTATTATCCAATACATTTTGACCTTCTGTCGCATACTGGTAGCCACCTTCTCTGGCCACTGGATTGACTAAAGGAATTTCATTCACAGATAAAATAGAACCAGTTCCGCTTGCCCGATCTCCTTTGATCGACATAAACTGAGCGCCTTCATCAATTGCTTTTTGATAGTCAAATGGTTCTGGTTGTGTTTGAACTCTAGTAGTGAAATCAATCTCTGCACCTATTTCTTGCAAAGGAACTGTACCTCTTGTTACAGTCATTCTTCCAATAGGTGTGTCTTCAACATATCCACCTTTTGTAAGGCCACTGCCACGGCTTTGATTTTCAAGATAGTTTTTAATAATTGCATTTGTTGAATCATCGTCTGAATAACGCAATCCTTGCTGAAGCACGTTACCATTCATTTGTTTGATTACATCATCTACAGCTTTATAAACACCTTCGCCAAGATCAATGACGCCTTCACCTATAGTAGAAAATAAACTTTTCAGTGGGTTCGCCATTACTTCTTGCCCTTATAGCCAGACGCCTTGATTGCTCGACCTTGGCGCTCTGCTTCAGCTTTTGTCTTATAGACTTTGCCTTTCTTGCCCCAGCGATAACCGCCTTTGACCTTCATAACAGGCATTAGTAGCCACCAAGGATCTCATTCATCATTTCGTGAACACTACCGCCGTCACCAACGCGCATGACTTTTACCTTAATGCCATCGTCTGGCATCATCATTTCATGGTGGCCACAATCGCAATCGTCATCGCCGTGATCGCAATCACAATCTTCTTCATGTTCTTCTTCATGCATACCATACTTTTCTTGGTAGCAGAGCATTAGGAAGTTAACGAGCTGTTCATCAGTCATTTCCAGACCATCAGCGTCATGCGGAAAACCCATCTTTTCCATGAATAATTCTGCATTTTCTTCCATATTTTCTACATTTACTTCAGCCATAATAGCCTCCTATCTCATTGGTCGCGCCATTGGGCGAGGTGATGATGTCATTGGTCTTGCTGGTGGGCGTGGCGATGACATAACACCAGAGTTAATATCATTCATCATACGCTGATCCATCGCTCTTTGCTTCATTTCATTTTCTTGCATAATCATTCTTTGAAATTCTTCTTCTTGAGCCAATCTTATTTCTGCGTCTGTCATGCCGCCCATCATAGGTGTAATCTCACCACTGTCTCGCGCACCTTGCATTTCTGATGGCGTCATAGATACTGCCTTTCCATCTACAGTGTAGGACATTTCCTTTTCGCCTTCCATTGGCATTGCACCAACTACGCTTTGAAACATTTCGCGTTCTTTGTCTGACAAAGCACCGCCATTTTGAATGCGCTGACCAATCATCATTAGTTGATTTGCAGAATCTTCATCCATATCGCCCGGTTTAATAAGTTGCAAAAACTTCATTACCAGTTGATAATCTGGATTTCCTTTAACTTCTGGCATTTTTTGGCTCCTTTAAATTTTGTTTGTTTTATTATAATCAGGTTGTGAGTGGATTTCCAACAGCATCGTATTCAATTGTTTCTCCAGTGTTTAGATTAGTTGTTGTATAACCAGTTTGAACTTGTTTTTCACCAACTTTTACTTCTGTTGGATCACCAATTACAGCAGTTCCAGTAAATTCTTCTGGATCTAAATATCTGCCATCTGGAGTGACAAAAAAAACAGATCCATCATCCAATTCAACACGCCTGACAAGCTCATCAATTACCTCACCGCTCATATATCTACGCATATATTCTGGCAAGCCATATCCTGTGCCACCTTTTCTGCGTCTTTTAAAATCTTCTACAATGTCTTCAACTGCAAAATTTTGAGTTGTCTGATATCTGTCTTCTGGTGGAGGTGGTGGAGGTGGTGGAGGTGGTGGAGGTGGTGGTTCTGGTGGATCTACAACAATATCTCCACCAGTTGAATCATAAGGAGTAATTCCAGTGTCGGTTCCATCCATGTAAGTATAACCACCAGTCTCTAAATCTTTGACTATCATAAGGCTATCATCGCCAGTTTTTAGTAAATGCTGTTTGCCAATCTCATTAAGAATCGCTGCTTGATTTATAGGAAAGTCTGTTGTGAATGCTTCGCCTTCTACTCTTTCACCTTGTAAATTAACATATGATCCATTTTCAGCTAAATCTTTGCTCATGTTGTAATCAGGAGAGTTTGGATCAGTCGAGCCGGGAAAATTAGTGTTTGCATCTATAGAACGAGGATCTAATCCATCATAAGGAACAAATAACGTGCCATCATCATTTGTTGACATGCTTGCCTTTTTATTTGGATCTAGTCCACCGACAATTTCGTAAGAACGATCTCCATCATCACCAGTTCCTGTATACCGCAATATTGGTGTATTGCCTTGATTATCAGGCACATCTGGGATCTGCTTGCCGCTGAGATCTAAAACTCCAGACCCTCTCATTGAATCTGCATATTGTTTTCCTGCATCAGCAGTTGAAGTAGATGTTATGTTTGTAAGAGCGCCAGTGTTATTATAAGTTTGTGTTTCAGCCGCACCTAAACTTGCAATTTCTTTTATGGTATCAGTAATGCCAGTTCCTATAGCAGAAAAAGCACCAGTAATTGAAAAACCACTATCATCATCTTCGTCATCTTTTTTTTGTTGATCTGCTAAAGCTTTTGCCGCCTCTGCCGCTTTTGCCGCCGCTGCTGCCGCTGCCCTTCTTTTCTTTTTTCTTCTTTTAGAAGCAGAAGAGCCGCCTGACGTGCTTGGGGCAACATTAGCGCCAGCACCACTTTGCCTACTAGGAGGATAAGCTGGAATACCTTCAGGTCCAGAAATGCCTGCACCACCAAGATCTTTTAAAAGTTGAGCTTCTTCTTTATTTATATACGACAAATAATGAGGCTGACCCATAATTTCAGTTTGCCTTGGCGCGTTAGCAAAAGCAGCCATATTAGGTTGTTTAAAAGCAGCTAGATTTTTCATGTAAATTCACTCACAATTTTTCTAGTTTTGTAAAACCACATTTCCAAATTCATCTCTATCAAATTCTGGAAGACTTTGATCAACTAAAGCTACATCTCCAAATTGCTCTCTAGGAAATGAAGGTAGCTCTGGTACTATTGTTCCATCAGGGCTGTAGTAAGTTACATTTCCAGCCGCATCTGTCATAGTGTAGCCTTGCAATTCGTTTGGCGTATCGACAGTTAGTGCGCCTTCATATGTTGCTGTGTTTGCAAACTGTTCTGGGCTTAAAATACGACCATCTGGTGTGCGATACGCAGTTGTGCCGTCTGCCAAAGTAATTGGCTCTGCCATTACGTCAAATTTTTCACCACTCATAAACTGACGCATATAAGCTGGCATAAACGCATAGCCACCGCCACCGCGAGAATATCGGTTATAATCCTTACTACCACCGTAAATATTTTCTCTTGTCGGCCCACTATCTCCACCACCACCAATATCAACAGCGCCAGTTGAGACATTTACATCATCTCCTGATGTTGGATATGGAATAGTAGTATCTGCAACAGACATGTTTACCGCTGCGTTGATTGCATCTTGCCCAGACAGTCCACCAACAACGCTATCCATATCGCTATCAAGTGAGCTATCTGGCCGACCACCGTACCCAAAATTATCGGTCATGTTTTTTGCACCAGTGTATAACATGCCCGGTATTGTATAGTTTGTAACCACCCCAGCAAGTCCAGTTGGCTCTAGACCAGATCCTAGTGGCGTTGCTCCTGTAGCATTTGAGATGTTCGAAACAATATTATCAGTAAGATTTCCGCTAGCTGTGGCTTCTGCTTTGGTAACATAGCCATCGCCATTTAAATCTGCATTTATACCGCCACCGATTGCAAAAACTTCACCGCCAAAGTTTTTACCACCACCGTCAACCATGTCTTGCAAAGCAGTAACCACTGTGCCGTCAGCTCTGGTATATCCCCACTTATCGTCTGTTTGAGTTTCGTTATACGAATCTTTGTTTGGATTTTCGACCAAGGCAGGCAAGCTATTAGTAAAACTTGCTGGTATTTCGTTATCATCATTTGACGAAGTGTTTGCAGATCCTGAAATAACATTACCAGAAAATGTTGTGCCGCCAGCCTCTATGCGATCACCTGTGCGGTCATCTACCAAAACACCGTTGACATACGATGCGCCATCGTTTGGCGTAAATAAGTTTGCCAGCGATTCTGAAAAGCTGTTACCGCTGCTTCCGCTATCGTTGTCATTGCTACTACTACTGCTGCTGCTACCGCCGCCGCCGCCACAAAAACCGCCCATTATCCCATCCTCATTTGTTGTTGCTGTTGCTGTTGCTGGGGTTGTGGCTGCGCTCTTACATTCATTTGAGGCTGTGGCATTGCATCTGCAATAGCCGACAATGCGCCAACATCACCAGATCCCATTCGTTTTTTTATTTCCATTACTTTGTTTATTAAGTATTTATTCATATCCATAGGAGGTTGTCCTTGTGGCCCTCCTTGCATGGGAGGAAGCATAGGAGGACCACCTCTTGGATCTTGCCGCGCTGGTAACCCTCCAAACGCAGCAGGATTTATTGGAGGAAGTCTATACTCTGGGTACATTATTCTTCATTGCCTCCATCTGTATTTTAGCTGCATTCTTTTCTCTCTCAAGCTGCAACTCTGCCTCCAACTTTGTGATCTTGGCCTCCATGTCGGCTCGCGCCTTGGCCATTTCGATCTCCATATCTTGTCGTGCTTCTGCCTCTTTGATCTGAATATTTGACTGTGCCTTTGCCTGATCCGATTGGATCTGTGCTTGCGTTCTTGCTTTTAGCGCCTCTGTCTCTAGCTTCGCTAATTGCTGTGCGTATTGCAGTGGATTGCCCTGTTGTCCACCTTTTTGCCCCATTCCCCTAATGGCATCGATCTGTTTCATTTGAGGCGATGCCGCCACAACTTGCGCTGCGCGTTGGCTAATTAGTCGATCTTGCTCTGGATCTACATCGTTGAACTTGATCTTCAACTCTTTAAAATCTGGTAGTGGTGGCAATGGCATATTAACGCTTGCCTCCATGCGCTGGCGATAAAGCAGCGCAATATGTTCCGCAATGTGCGCGATTAAAACAGGCTGCATCTTTTTTGCGCCCGGATTGCCAGCCAGAGATGGATCTTGCAAAAACTGCATGTGAACCGCGATATGCGCGTCATGGTCTTGCTCTGGGAAGGCGCGTATTGGCTTGCCATACATCACGCTCATGTTTTCATCGATTGGATCCATCTGAACTGCTTCTTCAGGTTTTTTCAGGATTTCATCAATATTTGGAATGCGAATCGCCTCATACATGCGCTTGTAAGCTGAATAAAGGTCGTGAAGCTGGGGTGCTGATCTTGCCATTTCCAAAACAGCTTGCGCCTGTGCAATGCGCTGGGCTGTCGAAAAGATGTTTGGATCGCTGACAGGAATGACATCAATGCGATCATCAAAGTCAGATCGATAGATAATTTCTGATGCACCAGCTTGTGCAAAGCTAAATTCATCTGGAAGATTTTCTGCGTTCAGCTCTGCCAGAAGTTTGAACTCTTGACCTTGTGCATAATGCAAACGCTTGTGGATTGCACTAAATGCTTTGGATCCCTGTTCAATTAAGGCAACTGTCGATCCAACTGGAGCGTTTGGATTAACGTCACCAACATTGAGATCAGCCGTGCTTGCGAAACGCTGGCCAGCCTCAACGATATAACCCAACAAACTGAACAGGGAACTGCTTGGTTCTTTGAACGGCAATGGCATGATTGCCTTGTTCACATCATCAACTGTGCTGTCTAAATCAACAAACTCGCCCGGATTGACTTGTATATCACCGCCATTAACACGCCCACGCAGCTTGAAGCCACCTTGCATGTTGGAAAATGCCGCACTGTCGAGCAGAGCGCGAAGAGATCCAGTTGCCGCTTTGCCCAGACCACCAATCATGTGGTACAGTCCAAAGCCATAGAAACCAAGGCCGGGTAGGAACTTATAGCTTACAAACCAATCACGGCGCTGTTTCTCTTCATTATCTTGATGCCAATTACGTCTAACGCTGACAATGCGCTGGTTATCGTAATCGATGGTAATAACATATGGAATTGCAACCGCATTATCATCTGGGTTGTCTTCATCCATTTCTTTGCCGTCAATGCCGTCAAACAAGTCATAAACGTGCATTTCGAGCAGCGTCATTACATTGTCTTGCGAATCATCTCCGTACTCATCAACGCCTTCGATCTCTCCAATAACGTCATCGACTGGATCTGTGGTGTCGCCATTGTAGGCAGTTGGCAAGTAATATCCGTTTTGAACGTACTTATTAAATTCGTTCTTCGGCATTCTAATGATATGCGTGTAGCGTGGACTGGTGTAAAGATCTTTGCTTTCTGGAGCGACCACAAAGTCTTCAGCTTTTACGAACTGGCTGCATTGCCGATCCATGTTGGCATCCCACCAGACTTTCTTAAACGTATGACCGATCAAAGGTAGGTGAAATAGCATCTGATCCAAATCTGGGAAATACTCAGGCATTTCCTGTGTGACTTGGTAATTCATAAATTCACGAACTCTACGCGCTTGCTCTTCCATCTGTTCGTCTGGATCACCGACAATCACGGTCTTGATCGGACCGCCTGATGGGTAAAGCTCCGCAATGGCTTTGGCGTTAAACTGGGTTGCTGCTTCTGCGATCATTGGATGCACGACTACAGAAAGACCGCGAGTTGCGCGTTCATCTTCGCTTTCGTCAAGACCGCCATCTGGATCTAACGTCTTCAAGCCTTGCTTGTAGCGTTCTTCCCATTCGGATCTGGCTTCTCTGTCGTTCTCAAAAAATCCAACAAGCTCACTTGCTTTGCGTATTAGATCGCGTTCATCAATAACTTCTGCAAGGTTTTGGTCGAACTCAGCGTCTTCGACTTCTTCCATCATATCTAACTTTGGATCACCAATAAGAACATCGCCGTCTGCAAGCTCTTCAACAATAAGATCATCTGGTGGAGAACCTTCAGCAAATGGAATGATGTTTTCTTCAGCCATATAACGTCATCCTTTTTGTATCAATAAAATCGTCATCTTCTGGGTCTTCGCTATGCCCAACAAACCATCCTTTACGAAGCCTCAACCATGCCTGTGTACAAGTGTCAACGATGTCATCGTTGGGGTGAGCAGGAAAGGCCGCACATATATCAATTAAATCTTTAGCCCATTTTCGACTGGAAGGGAAGAAAATCCTTCCATCTTCTAAAAGTGCGGAGCTGGCATGGGCGCGAGCTTCCTTATCGCGGTCTGGGCTGTAGGCCAAAACAGGTATGCCAGCCATGCGTAAATCTTGCAGTAAAGATTGACCTGATGCCTTCTTTTCGATCAGCACTGCGTCTGGCTCCCATTCGTCATATGCCTCTTGCGCCATGCGTCTTAGGTCAGGATAGCTTACCTTGTCGTACCATGCCTCTAGGACAATCGCACAATCATAACCTTTATGCTTGAAGACGCCCCAAGTTGTTCTGGCACTAAAACTCGAACTTTCTTTAGATTCGAAAGCTGTGTCATAAGATTGCAACACATATTCTATTTCTGGTAAATCCTCTTCCTCCCAAGGAACCCACCAGCTTGACTTTAGAATTCCACCACCTTTTGGCGCTGGTCGCTGCTGTAGCTGTCCTGCTGCTGCGTAAGTTCCAAGACTGCGCTCTAAATTGCTTAGTGTTCTTTCGTCTATTCTGTTTGGCCAGAGAAGATCGCCTTCGGCTGTGCGTGGATCTGTGAAGCCCAAAGAAGAGCGTGTATGCGTTGGATGGCCAATTTCGTATCTGGCTGGCAAGCACAAATGATCCCATTCTTCGCCCATCTCATTTGCCAGAATGTGGCCTGTCAAATCATTTTCGTGGACGCGCTGCATGATAATAACAAATGCGCCAGTTCGAGGATCATTAAGTCTGGTTTGCATAGCCTGATCCCACCACTCTAAAACGCCTTCTCGCACTGTAGAGCTGTCTGTATCGACCACGTTATGCGGATCATCGATACATATGATGTCACCACCATCACCAGTCAGAGCGCCCCCGACAGACGTTGCTATGCGATATCCTGTCTTATTATTTTCGAATCTTTGCTTTTGGTTTTGATCTCCAGTGAGTTTAAACTTGTCTTCGAAGTGGCGTTTGTACCACGGACTATCGATCAGGCGGCGACACTTGGTGCTATCTCTGATGGACAGGGAAGAGGCATAGGAGGCGTACAGAAACTTTTTGTGTGGTTCTCGCGTCCAAGTCCATGCTGGCAGCGCAACGGCCACGCTGATTGACTTCATGTGGCGTGGCGGCACGTTTATGATCAGGCGTTTTATATCGCCTTCTACGACTGCTTGGAGATGATCCGATATTGCGTCAACGTGCCAGTTGTTCTGGAACTCAACGCCCGGTTCAATCGTCTGCCAAGCTGCTTTCGTAAACTCCCTCAATGATCTGCGGTACTTCTCCGCTCTGACCTGATCCAATGTGAGATTGCTCAAAAGCGCGTTCAATTGCTGCGAGTTCATTTACGCCAATCCTTGTGAGATCCAGTGTTACTGTGTTTTCTGTTTCTACTTTATGCTCTTGCTTATCGACCCAGCCAGCGCGATTTTTTAGATAAAAGATAATGGCTGTATTATCGCGTTCTAACGTGGCGTTTTCAAAGAGTGCGTTGGTCACTTCTTCGATGCCCAGCGCCTCGCCCCTTTTTATTGCTTCCGAAAATTCCGAATTTTCTGCCTGATAAAGCTGGAAGGTAGAGACTGAAATGCCCAACGCTCTGGCGCATTGTTCTTTCGTTAAGCCTTGCGCCATTAATCTTTCTGTGCGTTGCAGCACTTCTTCATTGACTTCGAACTTTGGTCTTCCAACTGGGTTCTTTGATTTTTTCTTTGCCATGTTGATACCTTTCCACTTTTAAATTTAGTTTAAAAACTAAAAAAAAGAAAGACCCACCGAAGTGGGTCAGTTATCGAGGCACTTTCATACGGGAATTGTCTTTTGCCAAGGACATCTCTTTGATAGCGTCTTTTGCTGTTTGTGTACAGAGTTTTTCTTTTTTGGGTGTAATGCCCACACGAAATAGATCCAGCCGATCAGCATCCCAGCAAGTTTGAACTGTGATGTTTGCTTCTGTGTATCCATCTGAATGATAGGTCAGTGCTTCATCTAGCAGCCGCATTTCTTTGTTGGATAGATCGAACCATTTGCCTCTAATTGAGTGTGCATATTTAGCTGCACGATATCCATGCTGTGGATCTCTGTTTTCGTTTTTGCGTTGTGTATCGTGAAGCAGTGCAAAGAGATCTACAATTTTTGTATTGGCATTTTCTTGTTGAGCTATGTGTCTACCGTTTTGCAGAACACGCGCCCAGTGTTGAAAGCCGTGATAACCTTGGTGGTTCATTTTGTATTGTTCATAGCAATGTTTTACGAAGTTTTGATTTACCATGCGAGCATAAACACCAACAGAGCTACGATAAAAACTGCGAACACAATTCCAGCTAATATTTCTTTTGCTATTCCATCTGGCTTATTATCGAAGATGTGAACGTGGCCTTTTAGATCGATGGCGATCCATTGATCTTTATTGGCTGGCAGTTCGCCTTGCTGAGTGTGAACCCAGATGTAATAAGATCCTCTGCGTTTGCTGGTATTTTTTTGTATCCATTCTGGCATATCTTTATCGAAGCCAGTGAACTTCCAAGATTTAACAATCATGCTTTACCTCCGAACATTTTGCTCATCAGATCTTTGCCTTTTGGCGTTAGCCTGATTTCTCTGTGGCGTCTGTCTTCTGGCATCATATTGAGTTCGATAACTTTAGCGCCTTCGACTTTGCCTCTGCTGTGGTCTGCTAGGGAGTGCAGCAATCTGTTTGTAGTTGATTGTTGAAATCCTAGCTTTTTGTGCAGATCATTACTGGTTGTTGGTTGATCTTCACATATAGCTGTAAACACGATGATGTGATTAATTGAAGTCTGTGATGTATTCACGACTTTATTAAACTCTTTGATTTGATTTTGCAGTGTTGATATTTGTTTCATTTCATTCCTCACTAAAAATGTCTTTTGCTAGATCGATTGGCACTTCGACTGTACTGGCTCTAAAATCGCACGTTGGACATTTTCGTCTGCGTTTGATTGTTTGAAATCCAAATGCTGTGTGTTGTCTTGAGTCTACTGCTGACATTTTTGTTTCACATTTTGGACAGCAAGACACAGTGTCATAATTTTCTTCAGTCATTGCTCTGGCCTTGGCTTTGGCCTGATTAACTTTGAGACTTCATCTGTAACATGGCATGTCATCATTATGTCGTTGCCATAAAGATCATATATATGATCATAGAAGTTATCGAATGTTCTGCTTTGCATAGCTGAAGAACAATGTTTTTCACTTTCGAACATAACAATCGTATCTATATTGTAGCCATGTAAAGTGTACGAAAGAATT